CACCTTCTTCAATTCAAATGTTTGATCGGGGGAATCTTTTTCAATCACGCAAACTTTCAATGAATCATCAGCCCCCTGAAAGTCAACGATGGAATTTATGAAAGCTTCTTGTTGTGCTGAAGTTTCTCTGGATTCTTTTCTTCGAGCAAGCCCGGCATCATCTGGAACATCTGATAATTCAGCAGTCCTTTCGATACCTGTGTTTTCTTTTTTGTCGGTGATGAGGAAATGTGAAGCAAGGAAATTAGTCGTGATGTTGCGGTATTTGAAAATCTTCGCATGACCTTCGGTCTGCATGTCTTCAAGGACTGAGTCGCATGGAGCAAGAACGTATTCTGCGCCTTCTTGTGAAACAATCCACACCTGACCCTTGTAATTTTGCCAGCCTCCGGCAGCTTCGACCTGTGCGAGAATAAATTCAGGGTTGATGTCGAAGTGGTTGAAATACTGGAAGTCCTCTTTTTTTATCCTTGAATTCTTCCTCCTATCCCAATTATCGTAATTGACAACCTGATTGGGGTGATCTTTATTTTCTGTTGTAGATAGGCGAATAAATTGTGAGGGGATGGGCGTGAACTCAACCGCCTCAAAAAGCGCATTGAAATTTATGTGTATTGCCACATACCCAAGCTTAGACCAGCTATCGGATAGTTTTCTTAGGAACTTGTCGTTGGTCAGACCTTTTCTATTGACAACTGTTTTATAAAACTTCTGATCTTTAAAACCCTGACCTTTTATAAATTTTGAAAACAATTTAACGCAAGCCACCCCCGTTACCGAATTATTGATTATGTCAATAACCCTGTTCGGATAGGCGTTGTCGATGTCGAAATTTAATATCCCATCAACACGATTTTCCCTTACCTCAATTCTTCTCTTTGTAAAGAGGGTGGCTTTCATTATTTAATTCTTTCTAAAATATAATCAACCAATTTTTCCTTATTGAGTTTTTCATACTCTTTCTTAGGGTAGTTGTTGGATTCGCAAACTGCCATAAGTTCTTTCTTTGACATTTCTTCCAGCTTTTCTTTTGCCTTGGCGAGTTCTTTTGACTTTGCTTCAGCAAGAACAGCATCGGTGTTTATTTCTAATTCAACAACAGCGTTGTTGTCGGCTTTTTTTGTTTTTGGCGCACTTGGCGAGGGCTTCACCGCTGTTGGGCTGAAGCTATCCACAAGTTCTTCCCAGTTTTCCGGAAAGGTTTCGAAACTTCTGATGTGTGCTTTAGAAGACTTCAAGAGCCTCAAAGCGATTTCATCGGTGAGATTTTTTGCACCGATAGGGTCGAATCCGTGTGCTTGAATGATTCTGGTTGACTTTAATTTGAATTGTTGCATTGGTTTATTTGTGTTGGTTAATGTTTCAAGTTTTAATCTTTCAGTCTCCACATACAAAGTTCCCCAACAATCGCTGCAACCCCTGAAATGTTTTCCGGTGATCTGCCTGTATATTTTTTTTGCGAATTGTTTTTCTTCGGCTGTGATACTTTCTTTTCCCGATTGAACTACTTTTCTGGCTATTGCATTTGCCCTTAAAAAATCCATGCGATAAAGTTAAAAAAAAAGGCAACCTGTTAAAGATTGCCTTTTAAATACTTATCAAAACATTTTAAGCAGCCAATCCTTCAATGATAGCAAGCGAAGTCGCATAGTCAGTATCAAAAAGTGTTGCTGGTGTGTGTGGCTCTTTGTTTATGTCATCACTTCCAATTGCAATTTGAACCGCGCCCTGGGTGTCAGCAGATGCCATGTCTTGTGCAATTGTCACCGCACGTAATCCCGCATCCAGTCCGTAAATCTTTATCGCTGCATTACCGTTTTCTCCACGATAATTGTTTATCACAACCGCAACAACAAGCGCATTGGCAAGTTCTTCATAACGCTCATACCCGCTTGGGCTGAGATCAAACCCAACAAAGTCAACGAAATGATTATACATGCGTGTGTACCGTTGCTTCACCAGTTCCCAACGTGTATTGTTTGAATTGTTCTGACCTTGTACCCGGAACGCTACCGCTCCGCTCACAAGTATGATGTCTTCGATGATCTGAGGGTTAGTGTTGTTCCTCGTAACCGAAGCAATGTCGCTTTTGTTTATCAGGTAAAGAAGGTCATCAACACCGCCCTGTATTGGGAAATCACAATCCGGTTCAAGTTCACCGGCAAGTGCAGCGCAGACCGGACTTACAGCCAGCAGAATCCCACCGATAACATCCTGACCAAGTAGCAGGGAGGCTATCCCCGCTATCATGAAAGTCAGTGTTAAAATTATTTTTGTTTTCATCAGGTTCTTTTTTAGTTGGTTCGTGTTTTTCCTGTTTTGTTTGGCTCTGGTTTGCGCTTAGTAAGCAACTTGAACCATGTGATCTTCCTTGATCTTGGCATCAATCTTGAAGCCACCTTTCAGGTTTGATTTTTCGCTGTCTTTATCGTAGTAAATATCCCATTTACCGATAGAAGATTTCGCATCAATACCGATCATCAACTGTTCTTTAGTTGTCATCACCACACGATGGGGTTGATACCAAGATGTTCCGTTGTCGAAATCAGCACGTATAGTTCTATCCCAGAAGTTATACGCAATGATTGTCACGCCAAGGCGCTCCAACACGCTCACTCCTGTTTGAATCATTTTGAATGATGCCTCAACACCCGCTGCTTCCAATTCCGCTTGATATTGGAAAGCCACCGATTCGGTCATAAGAAGAACTTTGTTCTTTTGCGCTCTCAAACGTGGGTCAGCCTTTTGGATAACATCACGGATTATTCCAGATGCAACACGGTTTGTGGTATCGGTTGAATCGAATTCTTGAAGTGCATAAGTAGCTTGTGCATTTCTTGCTATTACAACCCTACGGTTCGAATCGGCAAGAACGATAGCATATAGTTGCTTGAAGAATCCGGCAGGGATGATGGTATAGTCTTCGGTCGATACACCAGCAGTGATTACACCAGCAGGGGAATCATCGGCATTCGCTGCATCTTCGTCACTGAACCATGCGATACGCTGAATATCTTCTGCAACCGCTGTTTCAACGAGACCCATAAGGAAGTCAGCAATGTCCGTGTTAGTCCAGTCATTGTTGTCAACGCCTTTCTTCTTCAGATAAACCATAAAGGTTTGGTCTAAGGTGTCGAGGCATTCTTCAATCCAAATCTTTGTCTTCTTAGGCGTCCAAGTTTTTTCATAACCAGGAATATTTACAGTTCGCTTTCCTGTTCCGCAACCAGCATCAGCCTTGGTTTGTTTGCTGAGTCTTCCCAGATAACCAATGTTTTCATCAGTAACAATGTCTTCCACAATTGTGTGGAATTCGTTGATGTCAGGATTTTCAAAAGCGGTTTCGATGATCACATCAGCGAAGTCACGAACTTCTTTTGGAGTGAATGTGAAATCACCGGGGGTAATTAACGCCAGGGTGATTACCGATGCTACTGCATTTTGAAAGTATGCAGTCAGTGTGATTGCTGCAAGTGCGAGAATAAATTTGATCTGTTTCATGGTTGGTTATAGGGTTGGTTTTGGGTTTTCTTTTTATTGTTTTAAAAATTATTTCTTTGCTTCAGGGTTTTTACGGTCTTTTATTTCCTGTTTACGTTTTGCTTTCAAGTCAGCAAGGCTTGCTTCCATTGAAGTTTCAGCTTTGCGACCACGGAATTGCGTCTGACCCGATATGTTGGGGTCTCCTTTGCTGGTGATAGACTTACCAAGTGCAGTCATCCTTGCTTCAACATCAGCAACATCTGCTTTCAGTGCAGCATTTTCATCCTGAACCTTTTTAAGATCAGCTTTCAGGTTTTTAACTTCTTCAGTTTCAACAGGCGCTTGGTCATCAGCACCTTCGGTTGCACTTGCAGCTGGTGTGATTTCAGAAATCTTTGAATCAGTATCAGTTTTGATCACTGTATCGTTCTCTAAAGTGTAAGATTTGTCGGGCGTTGGGTTTCCTTCAGCATCGGCAACGCTATCGCCAACAGCGATTTCAGTACCAGCCATTTCGATTTTAATGGATGTTCCGTCTTTCAATTTTTCTTCCTTCCATTCTGCTTTAAAGCCAAGTTTTTCTGAAACTGTTGCGAATAAAGCATCAAATTTTTTACGAAGTTCTGATTTCATGGTATCTGGGTTTTGTTTTATTTTATTTGTAGGGATAACGGGTAAGCCGAATTTTTTCATCATTGCTGGGTCTGCCGAAGCTGCCATTGCGGTTGGTTCAAATATTTCAGTAACAAACCCGAAATCTTTTGCCTCTTGTGCGGTCAGCCATTCTCCATTTCCATTATCAACATTCATCTTGGCAAGGATTTCATCAACAGTCTTTTTGGTCTTCTTAACATAAATATTTGCCATTAAGTTGTCGACCTGTTCGAGTTCCTTTTCAACCTTCTTCATGTCGTTGATGTTTCCACCCATGAATGTTGAAGCCCGGTGAACAAGGAATAAAGCGTTGTCAGACATCTTGATGTCATCACCAGCCATTGCAATTATTGTTGCAGCGCTTGCGGTCATGCCATTAATGGAAACTATTTTCTTTGCAGCATTTTGTGCAAGCATGTCATGAATTGAAATGCCGTCATTAACATCACCTCCGTAAGAATTGATGTTAACAAATATGGTGTCACCCTTTAATGCTCCGATTTCTTTTAATTCAGCAGAAATGCTTTGTTTGGTAATGCCTTCACCAGTCCACCAGTCAAAACCAATTGCGCCATTGATGTCAATGGTTGAAGACTTTCCATCTTCAGAGGCTTTAATCTGCAACCATTTATGTGCTTTCTTTTCGGGCATTGTTTTGTGATTCGTTTCTGACTTTAGAATTCAAAAATAGATACTATCTTTGTAATAAATTTTACACAAACTTAGAAAATGAAAGTTGCAGTATTGGGATTAGGAGAAACATTTCAGCTATTCACCCGAAAATCAGGGGATGGAATTACAACCATAGGGTGTAATGATATTTATAAAAATTACCCGGCAGACTATCTTGTATGCGTTGACCCGAAGAGAGTGTTCACACCTGAACGACTGAAGACCATACAAGAATCTACGCCACGCAAAATGTTTTCTTATCTACCGGAATGGGAAGAAAATTTTATTGGTCACTTCAAATTAATAAAACGAGCAAGCCCAAGGGGAAGCCTGAAGGACATAGATGACTTCAATAAAGTTTCCTATTCGATATGCTCACCATACATTGCTTGCATCGTTGCCCACCAATTGGGCGCTGATGAAATCGTAATGCATGGGGTTGACTTTAATAATCACCAAGCGCTTTCCAAGCCACACAAGCTTGCGATCATCCAAAGAGATTTCACGAATTTATATTTTGAACTGAAAAAAAGGAAGGTGAATTTATTCGTTGGCTCAAAAGAAAGTTTTCTTTCCTCGTTCATTCCCGTAAAAGCGAACTGACTTTCAGGAAAATAAACCCGGTTGCCATTCCCCCAAGATGTGTATAGTGTGCGGTAATATCCCCGGAAACATTCGCCAGCCCTGAAAATAATTCTATTGCACCATACATCAATACAAAGTATTTTGCCTTGATTGGGAAAAGAAAATAAACA